GTAAATATGGAAGAAACTGAAGAAATGATAAAAAAAATATATAACAAACTTTTTTAAAAAAAGTTTAACAAAAATCAAACTTTTTTTTAAAGTAGTGTAATACTTTTCCCAAAAGTAAAGTAATACTTTTCCCAAAAGTATTATTCGATGGCAAACAACTTATTCATGTTAACAACCTCAATCTTATTTTCTTGTGGTAAGAATAATTTTTCAATAAGCGTGTTATCTCTAATTCGTAATGTATAATCCATTTGATTGTTTTTTCTACCGATGCGGCCAAATGCCTGAATTGTTTTTTCCTGTGTCATATTTGCCAAATCTTTACTCAAATATCCATGACAAAACTGATAATTTGTCCCATAAATATAATCACTGGATGCAATAATTAAATATAATTTTTGTTCTTCTGCCAATTTTTTCATAATTTCCATATATTTTATTTGCTCTTTGCTTTCTTCTCCTTTATCTTCTCGAATAAAACATCCAATCCCCATTAATAATAAAATTTTCCAAGCATTTGCAACATTTAATAACATAATTTCTTCAACTATTTCTTCACCTATTCTACATGTAAATTCATTTGTTAAATCTTCTTTTTCGGTCCATTTCCTAATATGTTGTTTTGTGTTTGGGACAAATGTTTTTTTTAATTCAACCGATTGAATTTTATTTCTAATAATTTCAACCTGTTTTTTATATTTTTCTAATAATTGATATTCTTTTGTATCCATTTTTAAATTTTTATCACGAAGAGTTTCGCTTTTCTTTTCTTGCCGTTGTCTTTCATTATCTTCTACCTTTTCCAAATCTTTTTTCCATTTCTCATTTTTATTGATAACTTGCATAATATTTTCAATCTCTTTACTTGAAATTTGTGATGATTTCAAATAAATACCGGCTAATTTCTTCACATCATTCGTTAAGAATATAGTTGGTCCATCTGTCAATGTATTGGCATCTGATGTTGTAATTTTAATAGTAGATTCGTATGTTTTTTTCCTTTTTATTTGAAAATGGTCATAAATTTCTTTCCAATTCTTTTTGCATTTTTTCAGCAATAACAAATAATACATTTTAATGTTTATAATATTAATTTCGCCAATTTCTTGAAAATATTCTTTAATTAAATATTTATCAGAAACAAAATCATTTTTGTTGATATACATTATAAATTTTGAAATTTCATCTACATCAAAATGTCTCAAAATTGTTTTATTCTTTTCTATATGTCGCAAACTACTTTTAATAGTATCGTAATCTTCAAACATATAATGCGGTAACATTTTATAACCTTCCACTGAAATAATTGGAATTGATTTTTTACATTCATAACTTAAAATCTCAACAATATTGCTATCTTTAAACTTATATCTATAACTCTGCAACATTTCGGTAATATCTTCCATATTTGGTAAAGTGGCTGATGATAATACCACATTTGGAATGACATTGTTATTCCAGTTTTTTTGTAAAATTTCATGAAACGGATGCGCGTCATAATCCAATGTTATTGTTGGTTCATCCCAATACCAAACCAAATCTTCCTCTTTATTAAAAGCTAACATATAATTCATCGATGGTAAATATGATTGAATATCGCTAATAATAACTTGAACCTTATCACCAACACTATTATCTACTCTAAAAATACTCCCTGTTTTGTAATTTTTTGTGAAATCTTTTGCGGCATAGTAATGTAGTCTAATATCACCAGGGTCAGTGCATCCAAAAGCAACCGCTATTGGGATTTCCATTGAAATACATGATTTTGCCAATTGCAATCCAATATGTTTTGCAGCGCAAACGAAAATGATTTTTTTTCCTTGTGATAAAGCAAGAGGTGTTAATGTTTTTCCTGTGCCAGTTGGTGCCTGATAAAGAACCATTTTATTTGTTTTATTTTTGAAGTTTTTAATAACATCTTTTTGATGTGGGTATAATGTAATATCGGCATATTTTAATAAGAATTTATTTTGTTCAACATATTCTTGTGAATTTTTAATAATATCTTTCATTTTTATTTTTGATTTATTTTCTTCTAAAATAAAAATCATGAATTCATTTACATAACTATTGATATTATTAATAGAATTCTTTATTAATTGGCTAATAATATAGTAGTAATATATTTTGTTGTCTTTTGAACCAAAGTATTTTTTAGCCATTTTTAATAGTAGATATTCATAAATTTCAGTTTTATCTAGGTCATCAACCCTTTTATCAAAATTTTGCATACGAATCATCTCTTTTTTTTTGATTTTTTTTTTTGATTTTTTTTCTTTTGTATCAAATTTTAATGAATATTTTTTTACCAATTTTTGAATTGACTCCTTGAAATATTTTGTATAAAAATAACTATGAAACATTTCCAAATTTTCTGTTATTCTCATCATTTTTAAGAGAGTATTGGCATCATTTATTGTAATTTCTGGGTCTTCCCAACCATCTTTAATTAATTTTAAGATACGCTTTTCATCCTTATTTACTGGAACTTCCAGAGCTTCCCATTCTTCTTTAGTTAGTTTTATTTGCGATAAATCCATTATTAATATAATTTATTTAACTTTTTTTAATAATATTTATTATTAAAAAATGTTATCAATTTAAACTTTTTATATTTTTGGAAAAAAAATATAAAAAGTTTAAAAACTTAATTAGTATCTTCATACCACCCTTGAATTCCAGCTGAAGAACGTTTTACATCTCCGATAGTAGCTGTCCCTGGTTCCATTTTATAATGTTTTTCATAATTAATAATAGCCAAATATTTTTGTGCGTCTGTAGTATTGTCAGTAGCTTCTTCTGTAGTTTCTACTGTAATTTCTTCTTTTGTATTAAATAATTCTATAAAATCTAGTATATTAATTGGGGGTTGTCTATCATTCCAAATTCGCAACATTTCACGTAAGGTTGCTGCACGTGGTTCATTACCATACTTTCCACTATCATGTGTTCCACTACGAATAGTATGTGTTCCACTACAAATAGTGCTACAAAAACCCATGATTGTTGTCATTTTATAATATTAATATAATATAAATACTCTCAAAAAAATTATCAATTTAAATTTTTTATAACTTGAATATATTATCAATAAATTTTTTTTTATATATTTCTTCATTATCTTTACACATACTATTAAATAATTCATTATTTATGATATTTGGAGATGATTTATCTTGGTATTCTATAATATTATTATATTTTTCATCATCAGGTATAATATCTTTTGTATATTCATATAATGGTGAATTATTCATCCTATAATAAGAAATAGGTCCATTCCCTCGACCTGAATTTTCTGTATCAATTACTGGTATTAAATTACCGGGCCGGTCCATATCTATTTCTCCTTCCCATGAACAACTATATGGACAAATATGTTCTATACTAAATTTATTTTTTAGAATGTTTGTTGGAATACTTTGTTTATAATAATAAAACATTAATGTCTTTTCATAAAATTTTAATACTCTTCTACGTTTTTGTTTTCCACTTTTTTTCATTTCTGGTTCATTTGCTTCCGAATATAATAAATCTAATAAAGAATTAAAAGATTTTCTTGTTATTTTATTACTAATTTCATTTGGTTCAAATAAAATTTTTTTTGCTTTGGAATCAATAAACGAACCACCCGCTCTATATGAAATACTGTCGCTATTTCTATAATACTCTTTTTCTTCTTTATTTTTTAAATCTCCTACAATAAAATGATATATTAAACATTTTTCTATATTATTAATAATAATAGATTTATCTATTTCATCATTATGATAACCAAATATACAAGATATAATAATATACATATTATTTTTTTTTAATGTTTTAATTTTTTCCCGACATTGCTTATTAAATAGTTTTTCATTAATATTATCTGTAAATATTAAATTTTCTAATTCTTTTAAAATTTCACACGCATATATAACTTTATCTATAAAATTATTTACATTTTTTGTAGTAAACGTGTCAATAAATCCATTGTATAAAGTGTTATATAATTTAAAATATAATGACATACCATCTGTATCGCTTTTTCTAATTAAATTATATTTTTCATTGCATAAATTTTGAAAGCCTACAATAAAATCAAATGCACTTGGTTCATCTTTATTTTCATTATATTCAAAACATTTTAATACTTCATTTTCTGCCTTTTCTTCATAATATTTTTTTATATGTTGTTCTATTTCTGTTTTAAAAACTTTATCATTTATTCTAAAATCAGTATAATTGAATAAACTAGATGACAATAATTCAGTTTCTGTTAATCTAGTACTATATTTGTTTATTGATTCAAATATGTTACATAATTCATCTGTTGTGTATTCTTCAAAAATATTTACATTAATTACAACTTCATCAAAACTACTATCATTCTTTAATTTTAATTTATTTTGCGTTTTCTCTATCACTGGTTCAAACTCATCTCGATATTGTTTTAATTTTTTTAAATATAAATCTTCATATCCATTATTTCTAAAATATTTATGATATTTAAAACTAATAATTTCATTATATGATAGTTCACGAAATATATCTTTTAATTTTGATTTTTCTTCCTTATCTAACTTATATTTTTCTTCTTGGTTTTGTATATCATTTATAAATATATCTAACTCTTTTAAATGGTCGGGAAATACTTCAAACGGTTTTCTCATAAAATGTTCAATGGCATTAATACGATTATTTCCATCTATATTTGAGTAAATATTTCCTGTTTTCCCAAATGTAATTGGATGGACACTATTTTCCGTCTTAAAAAGAAACTCTATATATTCTTTCTCATTTGGTGTGCGATTTTTCGATGGAAGCACACTCCATTTTTTTTTCCTTTGAAAACGTGGTTTAATTATTTTATCATTATGTAAATCACTCATAAAATTTTTTATAAACCATTGTTCATTTTTAACACGTTTACTCATTTAAATAAATAAAATAATTTTTTTTAATACTATTTTTTAATACTATTTTTTAATACTATTTAATAGTATTAAAAAAAGTTATCAATTTAAACTTTTTCCAGCATATCTAAAAGATTATTCAAATAATCAATAAACCAACCTTGTGTTATTGAGGCTGGTTTATATTTATTTGCATGTTTAAAAAACTCTTCGCTATTTCCAATTTCCACCAACTTTTCTACCAACTTTTCGATATCTATAATATTTTCTATATTGGAAATTCTAAAATACACATTGCTTTCAACTGCATAATCAAAGACTTTCCAACCGTTTTTATTTTTGCTTATTCCGCGCATATATTTTTTTCCATCTTTTTCAACAATTTCTGCCGTCTCTGTTATCTTTTCCCGTTTATAATACTGCTTCCAATATTCTCCCTTTTTATAAAACAAAGGAAAAAGAACAGGATTTCCAGTTTTTTTAATAATAAGAGATACATTATCAGCTATTCCCTTATAATGTTTTCTTTCGATTGTAAAATCATGTTTTGGAATTGACTTTTCTATTTTAATTTTGGAGAGAATTTTACACAGTCTTTCACCAATAAACAACATTACTGATTGTTTTATTGTTTTTTTATTATCAACGCTATTATCAATAAAAGCAATATTTGTATAACTAGATACATGTAATTCTTTGTATCTTTCCAATAAATATGGTTTAACGCTATTTGGAACCAACCATATACAATATTTATGTTTTTCTTCCCAAGCTTTTTGAATAAATTTCTTTGCCGTTTTATTGTTATAGCCGTATGGTGGATTGAAACCAATTAAAGTATTGGTTTTGTCATACTTTTTTAAAGTATTATAATTCTCTCCAATCCAATTTTTTAATTCTATTTCCCCAAAAGAATTTGAAAAAGAAATATCAAAAGATTTATAAGATGTAATTAAATTATTTTCTAATAATGTTTTCACTATTCTATTATCTCCTGCAGATGTATCGATGAAATGCAAGTTAGACATAGCCTTATTATTTTCTTTTAAGTTTTTGAATATATTTATAATATTTTTATTAATAAATTCTTGAGATGTATAATATTTTTCATGGATATTATTTTTTTTATGTTTTCCAGTGAATGTATATTTTTTCATTTAATGTAAATAATGAAAAAATATAAAAAATCCTAACTTAATTGCCAAGTAATAAAATACCATTAAATGCTGATTGAGCTTTAAATTTTAAAATATCTAACTCCTTCTTTGATGTAGGAAATTCATCATACCCATAAATATCTTGCAGACATAACCATTCAAATAGACCACCAGGATAAATATAAACATTTGGAAACCCTAAATTGGATAATTGTTCATATTTTTTAAAAAGGGTTGTTTCGTGTGAATTTTTGTCGTAAATAATTATTTTTACATTTTTTTGTTTTTTTAGACATTCATTTATGATTTTTTCTTCGTTCTCAATAGACGTAGTATGCTGTATAAGACAAGTTTGTTCAGTTTTTTTTAAAGTATTAATTAATAAATATTTTTGTTTGTTTTTTATACATTCTTGAATATCTTCAAAATTAACTTTTTTTAAATATGTTGAAGTATTTCCCATTTAATAGATATGTTATTGTCTTTTTTTTAATTTTTAAATATTTTAAATATTATTTCGATTTATTGTATTTAGCCAGTTTTTCGGGCGAAAGTGATAATTCGTATTGAGTTGTTGCATATGTGTTTTGTTTCGCTCTATTTTCTTCGTCTAATTCTCTTTGTTTCTTTTCGTCCTCCTGTACGTGAACTATATATTTACTTGTAATATAGTATTTTGTTTCATTTTTCCATAATCTCCAAAATGGAAAATATTTATGTTCATAGTTTTGCTTTGTAATATATGTTTGTCCACCCAAATCTGTAAGTTCCACCGGTACATTAAACCCTGTATTTTCATCTTTATAACTTAAAACTCTATGATAAAACTTTGAATCATCCATAATTAAATTAATAATTTTGGGATAGTTAGTTAAATTTATTTGACCCTTTTTGTTTATAAATGAAGGGTCGTCATTACCCCACATGGTTTTTAATTCTAGTCTAAAATCTTCCCAACACATTTTAACCCAAGACTTGCTCGTTCCACCATCATCATCTTGCCATAATTTTGCACCCAAAGCTTCAATAATATCCATCCCTGGTTGCTCTGTTCCACATAAATATTTAACAGCTACCAACGCTCTATCATACATTTCATTAACATTTCCGTTCGTTTTACAAGCCTGTTTTTTTCCAACCTCTTCCCATTTTTCAAGCAATTTTCTTTTATATTTGTCATTTGACCAATCAAAATGAATACCTTTTTTCCATTCTGGGTCGTTATAAACAGGCCAATAATATTGATAGGTTGAATCATCTCCTGGCCTGTATCTCGAGTCTGTTTTTAAAACTGTGTTATAAAAGTTTTCATTTAAACCTCCTCTTACGATATATATTATATTGTCTATGCATTTTTTTGGTCTAAAAAAATTATATTCCCGACTTCTATATTTATCATTGCATGGGTCAGGTTCTACATCATTACATGCTTTACTATTTAACAGTGCTGACCCCATGTTTTGCATGAACCACCCTTCACTATCCTGTTGTTTCATCATTCCATCTTCCCCCGGATAATTAGCGTCATATTGCTTACTTGTTTCCATGCGTTCGGGTATTTTTTGAACAGCTGATTCAACTGTTGGTATAAATGTTTTGTCCCATAATGTAAATGTTCTTGATGAAGGTAAATTAGAGTTAATTCTTTCTTTTATGTCACCATCGCATGTTATATTTATACTTCCATTTTTATATAAAGCATAATTGCGCCAAATATCATCATAACATTTCTTGGAATGTTCTATTTTTCCATATTCATTTACCGTTTTTCCAGTAAAATTGGGGAAACACGGAAATAATTGAGCAGACGCCGCACAATGTTTTAATCCATTCATTAATCTACCCGGGTTATCTAATACAATAGATGTTCCGCTCAAATCACCGATTGAAATGGGTATAGATTTTCCCGAATTATCTTTCCATATCTTTAATTCTTTGGTTTCCTTTTTATAAAACAAGTCGTTTTTTATACCATTTTGATTTATTTCCCTTGGCCAATGGCAAAAATCATCATCATATTTTGTTTCGTTTTGGTCTGCACCAACACCGCCTTTTCTAACCATTCCTTCACCTGTTCCATCGCCTTTTCTACCCGTGGCACACCAACCACACAATGCTGACCCATCTTTGCCGATGAGACTTTGGTCTCCGCAATTTTTCATTTGCTTACATAAGTCTTGTTCATACATTTTAACAGTATCTTTTACAACACCATTTCCAAATTGCAAGTTTACATCGGATGGGTTTTTATAAAGGTCATCTTCGAATGGATAATCCCCAAATATATTTTTTTTGTGCGCAGATCCACCACCTTTTGCTTTTCCACCAGGTTTTATCCAATTATTGCAGACTTTTGGTCCAACATCTTTAAATGGACCATTTTCATCACCATAATAAACATTTTTTGTATCATAACAAAAACCACAACCCTTTGTTTCATCGACTGTTGTCTCTGGTATTCTATTTGCCCTTAATCTCCAATCAGTTATACCATTTACAATGCTGCATTGTTCTGCTAATTTTTTATATTTATTTTTTGCCATGGGTTGATATCCTTCACAAATGGTTTTTCTATCTATATTTGTTTTATCACTGTTTAATTCACCACATTCAACCTCCTTGCCATCAGATTCTATTAATGTTAAATTTTTTAAATTATAGTTTACTAGGTCTTTTCTAAATGCTTTTTGTTCAATGATATTAAAATTATCTCTAAAAGATATTTGAACCAATAGCATTATTATTATTATTATAAATAACCCAATCAAAGTTAATTTCATTTTGCTATATTATATATATATTTTTATATATTATTTTTTATATAAAAAATTATATATAAAAAAATAATTTTTTATATATAATTATATATAAAAAATAATTTTTTATATATAATTATATATAAAAAATTATTTTTTATTAAATTTATAGTCCATCCACGATGGACTCCCAGCACCATTGCATGCAATTATACCACCACCCGGCATTAAAATATCTCGCCTATTAGTGCAAAATTTACCTGTTCCCAAATTTTTTATTTTATGATAACCTTTGGAAGATTTTGTTATTTTAAACTTACTTTTTGAAGAACTATTTGAACCTTCATCGTCACATTTTATATTATACCCAGCGCCTATTTGCTGATGCTTGCAATAATCTCCTTGTTTAATAGTATAAGTATATGGGTCATCCCTGTCTTCTTGTTCAATAGTAAATTTATCATTTTTTTTGGGACCATTACCTTTATAATTATCACATTGCCAGAAAACCTTCCCTGTTTTATCCCCCCAAAAATCTTTTTCATAATATGTATAACAGTTTTCTCCTGTTCTTTTGCTTGTAATTGTATAGTCACCCGGTTCAATAACTGGAGGAATTCTTTTAAATATATGTGCTGACAACGCTTTTTTATCTTTAACTTTATATGTTCTTGATACAATGTCGGGTTTTACATATTTATTTGATTGCGCTACAGGCCAATTATAAAAAGCAACTCTGCAAACGTCTTCTTTATTGTCAAAACCACCTGATTCTTTAAATTTGTAATTTTTTATAGGTCCAAGGCCTTTTGATACCAATTGCGCAGCGTTAAATTTTGTTCCACCGCCAAAACCGGTTTCTGTTGCTTCTTTATCATAAATAGCATCACCATCTTTATTATTTATAACCAATTTACAACCCTTTTCTTCTTTAAATAATGTTATAGCTGTTGAACCATTTGATGGGGCCATATTTGAAGAATACTTTTGCTTTATTTCGCCTGTGCTAAATTTTGCAAAACAATATTCTGGTCCATATAATTTTGTTGACATAATTGTTCCATTTTCTAAACCTAATTTTATTAAATCATCTGTAGTATAATTTTTTCCTTCTCCTATAATAGCTCTATTACCTTCTTCTTTCTTCCTATCACTTATTAATGCATAACAATCGCCACTGAAAATTTTTTTAGGACTGTTATACTCTTCCGTGTTTCCACTACCGCATTCTTTCAATGCAAATTTTCTACCAAAACTATCACCTTTTTCATCTCTAAAACACATAGTCTCTTCATCATAATATTGTGTTATCATTCCTTTTTTTGCCCCAGATTTACACATATATCCTGTTCCCAATGGTCGACCATTTCTTTCGTCACTCTCGCAATAATAAGTTATTGGGTATCTATTTAACATTTCTTTGGAACGATATGAACAATTTAAATTATCACAATTACTTTCTGGGACACATTCCGTTGTCTTATATACTATTTTAGAATCAACCTTACCCATGTCATTCATTTTAATCCAATCGTTAGTAGAAACAGATTTATCCATTTTTTTATTTGTATCGGGATGTCTATCCCATTTTTGATAAGGCCACCCAAACTCTGCGCTATCTTTCTTTATTCTTTCATCGTCAGTTTGAACAGGATAAGTATTTGTTTCGGTTCTTTTTGTATCTTTTTCCATTGTTCCTTCTTTTCCTTTCGCATCCCATAAAACTTCTAAAGGGCTTGCTTTTGTTTTATCGCCTTCTAAAACAATACCTGAATAATAATCGGTATCAGCCCCTTTCGTTTTTTTAATTTTTATTCTATCTCCCTCTTTTGGAAACCTATAGTTTGTATTGAAACTAGCATCATAACATCTATTATAAGCCATACCAATACCAACAGCATCTCTAGTTTCATATTTTAACTTTGTAACACCATCATCATTTTTCCCAACAAAATCATAATAGTTATGCTCTTTTTCATTTAAATCCGCTTCTGTTTTATATGCTTTTAATTCTTCTCGCCATTCTTCATGTTTCCATAAATTTATATTTTCTTCTGTTGGTTTATAAGAACCATCAGTACAACCTACATCTTTCCATATTCCCTGTGCTTGTCTTAAGTTGAAATCATATATTTCAAATTTTGGGTCAGGCTGCATATCACCAGTTATTTTTATTTCCATACCTTCTTTGTTAATTTTAAAATGATATATAAAAAATATTAATATAATTATTGATAATATAAATGATAATATAATTTGCATTGTATAAATTATATTATGAAAATAATTTACTAAATTATGAAAATATTTAATAAATTATTCATTTTTTCCAAAATTATCTTTTACGTTACCTTTTGAATTTTCACCAAAACATTTTTTCCACATTTCATCTACATGTATTTCACCATTTTTTGTATTATCTATATCATAGTCTCTTCTATATTTCCCACCTTTTAATTTCCAATGTTGTTCTCCATCCCCTCCTCCAAATCCTTTATTTAATTCATCGTGTTCTTTCATAAATTTTGCGATGGGTCGTTTTAATTTATTTTTCATTTCTGCAGCAATCACATAATATGGCTTGTTTCCAGTATTAGAATTTCCATAATGCCCTTCATTTGCACTCTCTGAATCATCATATTCTGTATCACATGTTACGTTATATATTCCACTTGGGTCAATATATGGCGCTGCCCACAATGATTGTAAGCATGGTTTAGAATGTAGACCTGTTGCTCCTTTAGCTATACCATCCGGGCCTGGTTCATCGCAAACAGAACATGAACCCGCTTGTGTTAATTCAGAAAATAATGGTAAGTTTTCGGGGTCACCCGGGTAAGGTAGTCCTAAATCCGGACATTTGTCACTCTTTATTTTACTATTTGCCTCTTTGTCACTAGCTCCATCATACAATAATAAAGCTTTTTTCCCACTAGTTTTTACCTTTGCTCTAGAATCTGATGGACACCAACCGCATATTTTCCCCATTTCCGTTCCAGTCATTTGTGTGCATGTTTTTACTTTATCACATATATTCTGTCTTTGAACTTTTAAACAATCATATTTTGTTTTAGCCCATTGGTTTCCTCTTTTTATGTCCGGTGAATGGGAAGAAGCTGTAACACCCGAATATCCATCACTATAAGCAGCAAATTCTTTACTTGGTAAGCATATACTAGGAGCAATGCCAGAATCATCATCATAATCAAATTTATTACTAGTTCCGCAATAACCGCATTTTGGAAATTCATCCAATTGTTCGCACTTGGTTAAACTTCTACATGTTTCAATTGCATTTTCAGTACTTCTTCTACTACTTTTACCATGAAATGTTTCAACTAAAACGTTATTTGAATCTAATGCTACAAAATTGTCAGAATATTCATTCTTTTCTATTTGTTCTATGGTATCTTGTAATCCTTTATCACCTAAAGAATTATAATATCTTATAGAATTTTCCCAATATTCTTCTTGATGTTTTTTTTTATTAACCATGTCAAACGCCTCACGTGATATTTTTTTTTTATCGTTAATTATTTTATATATTTGTCCTATTAATATTAATAATATTAATAAACTTAATAATAATATTTGCATTTATATACATATAAATCATATAATTATTTGAATTATATAATTATTAAAATCTATAAATTTTATTTAAATTCCACTACTATTTTAACTTTTTCTTTCTTTATACTTTTTGATGCAAAAATAGATAATTCTTCTCTTTTTTTTCTTGTCTTATTATTAGATAATTTTAATTTATTTTTTGATGTGCTATTTCTTTTAACTTGGTCATTATTAATTTCTTCAAAATGTCGTTCAATATATTCAACAATATTATTATTAATAACCCATTTAAAAAAATTTAATTGACCTATAGTTGTTTCCATTAAAGAGTTTTTCTTGTAAGGAATGGTTATTCTATCCCATCTACAAAATGGGTCAAACCTCTTTTTAGAATATGCTTTTAATTTTAATTTATAATCAATATATACTTTAAATCGTTTATCGCCGTTTTTTATCAATGTAAAATATTTTTTACTATAATTTGTTACAAACCAATCAATTAATCTTAATGAAATTTTACTTTCACCGTTAATTATCGGTAAAATCTTATCAATATTATTATTTTTATTATAAAAATTTGTTAATTTATCTAATAAAAGACTGTTTTGTGTTGTATAAGAAGCCATTTATATTATCTTTATCACCGTTATTTAAATACTTATATGGAATAATTGTATTTCTTTATTGTATTTTTTCTTTATTTATTTTATTTGTATTTTTCGGTCTTAAAAACTTATCTTCGTTTGAAATATCTTCTAAATATTGGTTTGTGGGTAAGAATGGGTTAACCCATCCATTTGACATTTTATCCCTATTGTTAAGCCTTTTTTCTAAAATTTCTCTATTATTATTTCTACTCTCAACGTTAACTTCGATGCTATCGCGAAAATTAATTAAATTCATATTGCTTTGATTACTTTCTTCGGTAAATTTTGTTTCTTCTGTGAATTTATTATAAAAATTATTTGGTATATTGGCATCTAAATTTCTCTCTATTTCTCTTTCCAAAATGTCGTTTTTCTTTTCTCTTTTGCTTTTTTTAATTTTTTCATCGTTTATTTTCCAGAATAGATGAACAAAACTCATTTACTATTAAATTGATATTATTTTATTTTTTAGATTTTTTAACATAATTAATGAAATTGGGTATTTATGTTAAATGGAATGAAGAATATGGTTATGATTTTTCAGATATTAAATTTTTAAATTATTTAAAAAAAAAAAATTTTGTTATTCATGCTTTAGATGATTTTGAAGAATTTACGGTTGAAGAATTAATTAAGATTCCCATGGTTATTAAAGATTACAAAATAAATATTTTTAAATTATACGAATACAAAGAAAGAACGTTTTGCAATATTAATTATTCATTTTTAAATTTTCAAAATAAATGTAAAAAATATTATAAAGATAAAATAAATTATTATAAGAATCCAAAAAATTTAATACATAGACAAATCTTTGGAATATAAATTTATAATTATTATAAATTTATAATTATAAATTTAGTATTTTTTTATGATATTCATTTGTTTTGCAAATTTGAAATGCTCTTCATTTCTTCTTCTTTTTTGCAAATTACAACCCAAACATGATATAACAACATTGCTATTATAATGTCCTATATCATTATTTTTTCGGTCAAGCGTCCATTGTAACATTTCTCTCTTATTTTCGTAAATTAAAAGACATTGTTTTTTACAATAATAACAAACTAATTTTGTAGTTACTAATTTTTCTATTAACTCTTCGAAAGTAATAAATTTTTCTTTTATAAATCGTTTTTTCTTTGTGTCTTGTTGTCTATAACTACTTAATTTGACTTTTAATGCACTTTTTACTATTTTATTATTACTAAAATCTTGTTCCAAATACAACATATTAACATATTTAGTATGATTTTGTTTTTTTAATAATTCTAAATCCCATTTTTTTCTATTTTTTTCTATTTTTTTTGATATATTTATATTTTTCATATTTTTCATATTTTTCATATTTTTCATATTTTTCATATTTATATTTTTCATATTTTTCATATTTATATTTTTCATATTTATATTTTTCATATTTTTCATATTTTTCATATTTATATTTTTCATATATTTTTATGTTATAATTTAAAATAATATAAACTTATCGCTAGTATATATATATTATCATATGAAAAATAAAAAAAATAAAGATGATTGCACCGAGTTAAAAAATATTAAGTACCAAAATATGTTATTAAGCAATTCAAAAATCGTCGATGAAAAAAAACAAAATGTTAATAATATTGATGAATTTTTGACAAAAGAAAAAAAAGAAAATAAACTTAAACCCTGGAATAAGTTGGGAAAATCATCTAAAATAAAATTAATTAAAGAATTTATAACAAAATATAAAAATAATAATAATTTAAATGAAGAAAGCGAAGAGAATTTGAAAGTATTTTTATATAAATGTATAGAACGGAAAAAATTACAAAAAATAAAAGATATAAAATATGATAAAATAAACACAACAATTATTGATATTCCAAATTTATTTTTTAATAAAAAAAACAATAAATTTGTTTTAAAAAAAAGCGAAAAAAGAATTTCTACTCTGAAATCATTAGCTCCAAAATCAAAAAAAAGAAAAAACAAAACAACAAATAAAACTGAAAAAAGAAAAACACCAAAAAAGAAACACCAAAAAAAGATAAAACAAAAAAAAGATAAACAATAAAATTAATAAAATTGATTTAAAAATTATATTAATTATTTGTAGTAGATAACTATATGACAAAATGGAATGATTTAAAATCATTAGAAAACATCATAGATACATTTACAGCAAAAAAAATAGATAATAAAAATATAGAAGATTTTAAAGAAACTGTAATATATTTTATTGAAGATTATATTAAAAGTAATTATAGAGTTTATGAAAATGAACATTTTCTAGAAATTGTTAAAGATAATGTTGAAAATATTATTTTTCAAACGTATAGTCCAGATATAATTGACCACTTATCGCTTAATTTTGATACAATTATTAATGAATGTATTGATTTGCACTTTTTAATAACTGATACACCAAGGTCTTTTCAAAAAACAATATTGATTGAAAAACCAAACCCAGAACACGTTGAACACATTTTAGAAAAAGTGAAAACAAAAGAACAACCAGAACAAAGAACAGATGCTTGGTTTGATTTCCGTCATAATTTATTAACAGCTAGTTCAATAGGTCACGCCATTGGCAGTGATTCTGAAATAAACAAGATTATTTATGATAAATGTAAACCGATTGATAAAAATAAATTTGCAGGAACAAACATAACAAGTGCTTTCCACAATGGGCATAAATATGAACCACTTTCGACAATGATATACGAAAAATGGTATGATACAATTATTGGGGAATTTGGATGTATAAGACACGATACTCATGATTTCATTGGTGCTTCGCCAGATGGTATAAATATTAAACCCGGAAATGACAGATATGGTCGTCTATTGGAAATAAAAAACCCATGTTCAGATAGAAAATTAAACGGTATTCCAAAAAAAATATATTGGATACAAATGCAAATACAAATGGAGGTTTGGGATTTGGATGAATGCGATTTCTTTGAAACAAGGTTTAAAGAATATTCATCAGAGGAAGAATTTAATGCTGACGGTTCTTTTACTCAAACAAAAGATGGTAAAATGAAAGGTATTCTTATTCATTTTCAGGGGAGTGAACCAGTTTATAAATATGCCCCCATTGGTTTAACGAAAGAAGAATTTGATATTTGGTATGATAAACAAATGGAAGAAAAACCGGCAGAATTAAATTGGATCAAGAATATTTACTGGTATATGGATAATTATTCTTGTTCTCTGGTTGTTAGAAATAAACCATGGTTCCAAACAGTCGTTCCTTTATTTCGGGGAGTATGGGATACAATTCTTAAAGAAAGGGTATCTGGTTATGAACACAGAAAACCTAAAAAAAGAGTAAAAAAAACAACTGTTGTAAAGATTGCCGGAGAAACAAAAGAAACAAAAGAAACAAAAGAAACAGGAGAAACAAAAGAAACAGGAGAAACAAAAGAAACAGGAGAAACAAAAGAAACAGGAGAAACAAAAGAAACAAAAGAAACAGGAGAAACAAAAGAAACAAAAAAAAAATATAAAAGAAAAATAACTGGAAAAATTATAAAGGTTGATATTTAATATTAATAAATGATTTTAAAGAACATTTATTGATATTTATTAGCAATGGCAATCGCAAATTTTTTAATTCCTTTATATTTTCCATATTTATATTTTACAGCAGGATATATAGATTATTGGAAAAACAAAGAAAATTATCATAATTATAAAAATATAAAAAAAAAAATTTGATTTATTATTTTTAAATATTTTTATTTACATACCGTTATCATTAGAAATGTTATTTTATTTAAACCCAGTATTATTTTATTATGAAACAGTAACAAAAGAAGTTTCAATGATGTTATTAAATATTATATTTGGCGAAATTTGGTTTTATACTTTACATAGAATTTGTCACCAACCATTATTATATAAATATATACACAAAATACATCATTCAGATAATGACCCCATTGGTATTTTATCTTTTCATTCTCATCCAATAGAAGTCATTTTTATAAATTTAGGTTCTATTTATATTATTCATTATTATTTTCATATGAGTTTATTACAACATTTTCTTGTTTTTTCTTATATAATTATAAATTCTATTATATATTCTCATTCAAAACAATATGGTGACGTAGAACATAGAATACATCATAAATTATTAAATTATAACTTTGGTTTGGTTTTTATGGATAAATTATGCGGAACTGAAAAAACATCATTAACCTAATTTTGAACAAAAGAACCCAACGCGTCTACAATCAAATCCCGGTAAACAATTTGCCGTATCTTTCTTTACTTTAACAGTTTCTTGATACAATGCTTTACATATACCTCCATCATATGCTTTACCATCACATGGTATTGACGGATATTTGTTGTTTGTATATTGTTTGAAAGAACTAATATTATCTATTTCACCATCTCTTGTAAAGTTTGTTCCAATTTTAGAAGGTTCTTTTAATGAAAGATGTTTTAACAATGGTGTTTGATATGCTTCATCTATAGATAAATGAACAGCATTACCAAACGCTTCTTTCTCTTTCAATAAAATGAACGTAATTCCTAAAAATATCAATATTAATAAAAATGTATTTAATCTATTCATTCTGGAACTGCTCATATTATACTATAAATACATATTTATTTTATTTTTTTTAATAATTTCATAAAATTATTAAAAAAAATATTTAAAAACTTAAAAAATATTAATTTCTACAACGATTTAAAAAATATATAGACTATATTTATCAAATGAACACTATGATAAAAAAAACGGAGGATTATGTTGTTAAACGTTCTGGAAAAAAAGAGGTTATTTCTTTCGACAAAATACTCAATAGAATTAAAAAATTAGGAAAAGAAGGCAATCTCGATGTCAATTATACTTCATTATCAGTTAAAATCATTGATAGATTGTATCCCAATATCCCAACCACACTTATTGATGAATTAACAGCGCAACAATGTGCTTCCCTGTCTACCATTAATCCAGATTATGGTATTTTAGCCAGTCGTGTTCTTATTTCAAATCATCATAAAAATACAGAAACCAATTTTTTTAAAATAACGAAACAACTTTATACTTTTAAAGATGTAAATGATGTAAATCATCCACTTATATCAAAGAAATATTTCGCAGTTATTAGAAATAATAAAAGTATTATCCAAGGGTGGTTTGACTACGAAAGAGACTATTTACTTGACTACTTTGGTTTTAAAACATTGGAAAGAGCTTATCTTATGAAAATAAATGGGACAATCGTTGAAAGGCCACAACATATGTGGATGCGTGTAGCAATTGGCATTCACGGAAATGATTTAAAAAAAGCTAAAGAAACATATGATTTTATGAGTCAAAAATATTTTACTCATGCAACACCCACATTATTTAATGCCGGAACACCCCGCTCTCAATTATCAAGTTGTTATTTGATTGGTATGGAATCCGATAGCATTACTGGTATTTATAATACTTTAGCTGATTGTGCAAATATTTCAAAGTGGGCCGGTGGTATTGGTTTGCATATTCACGATATAAGAGCTTCTGGGTCACATATTAGAGGAACAAATGGCACATCTAACGGAATTGTTCCCATGTTGCGCGTTTTTAATAGCACTGCTAGATATTGCGACCAGGGTGGTGGAAAAAGAAAAGGCTCGTTTGCTATTTATATGGAACCGTGGCATGGCGATATCGAATCATTTTTAGAGATGAAAAAAAACCATGGTGATGAAGAAATGAGAGCAAGAGACCTTTTCTATGCTTTGTGGATACCCGACCTTTTCATGGAACGTGTTATGGCAAATGAAGAGTGGACATTGATGTGTCCAGACCGTTGCCCGGGATTAAGTGACGTTTATGGTGACGAATTTAAACAATTATATGAAAAATATGAGACAGAAGGAAAAGGTATAAAAACAGTAAAAGCTAGAAAAATATGGTTAGAAATATTAGATAGTCAAATAGAAACAGGAACCCCTTATATGTTATATAAAGATCATGCTAACAAAAAAACAAATCAAAAAAATATTGGCACCATAAAGAGCAGTAATTTATGTGTTGCACCCGAAACATTGATTTTAACGGATGAAGGTCATATTGAAATAAAAAGTTTAGAAAATAAAAGAGTAAATGTTTGGAATGGGTTAGAATTTAGTGAAGTAATTGTAAAAAAAACATCAGATGAAAGTGAATTAATAGATGTTAATTTATCCGATGGAAGTAAATTAACTTGTACAAAATATCATAAATTTTATATTCAAAAAAAATTTAAGTCAGCAAGATATAAAAAAGATATTATTAAAAGTAGTATTGTTGAATTAGTTGAAGCACAAAATCTAAAAAAAGATATGAAATTAATAAAATGCGAATATCCTATTATTGATAATGATAAAGAATTAAAAGATGCTTATACTAATGGGTTTTTCTGTGCCGATGGAACATATGCAAATATTACAAATAATGAAGAAAGAAAATGTAATTTTAAATCACTTGAAGGAAAATCATATTGTAAAAGACATATTGATTATCAAATTAATAATGAAGATAGTGAATATTGTTGTGGTATTTCATATTTAAAAAAACCACACGTTACATTATATCACGAAAAAATAAAATTATTGCAACATCTCAACTATAAAAGTATTGGTGAAGAAAAAGATAATAAATTAAATGTAAAATTACCAGTTGATTTAAAAGAAAAGTTTTTTGTTCCAATTAATTATTCTATAAAAAGTAAATTAATTTGGTTTGCTGGATATTGCGATGGAGATGGTTGTATTGTTAGAAATGGTAAAAACCAATCGTTACAAATATCTTGCATACATAAAGACTTTTTAATAAATATTAAATTAATGTTGCAAACATTGGGTATTTCAAGTAAAGTAACATTAAATATGGATAAAAAAAAATCATTATTACCAAATGGAAAAGGTGGATATCAATATTATAATTCAAAAGAAATTTGGCGTATATTAATTGCTTCCAATGAGTTGCAAAAATTATGTGAATTGGGACTTAAAACGCACAGATTAATCATTGAAAAACATAAACCAAATAGAGGTGCAAGACATTTTATTAAAGTTATTGATATTAAAGACAATAATAGAATTGATGAAACATATTGTTTTACTGAAAAAAAAAGAAATGCTGGTATATTTAATGGTGTAATTACATCACAATGTTGTGAAATAATGGAATACTCTGACAGCAAAGAAACAGCTGTTTGTAATTTGGCCAGCATTGGATTAGCTAAATTTGTAAAAAAACCATCTCCCGACTTGTATCCCGATATTGAAAAAATAAAAATTTATTCTAAAACGAAATGCAATTGGTGTAAAAGAGCAAAAATATTTTTAGATAAACACAATTTCGAATACGAAGAAATTAATTTGGACGATGATGAAAAAAGAAAAGAATTTTATAAAAAGGTATGTGATGTAGAAAATTTAAAAGAAGAATCAAAAATTAATAGTGTCCCACAAATTTATATAAATGACAAAAGAATTGGTGGTTTTAATGAATTATTAAATAAAATAAAACCATCTTATGATTTTGAATTACTTCATAAAATTACAAAGATTGTTACACGTAATCTAAATAAAGTTATTGATATCAACTTTTACCCAACAAAAAAAACAGAAGTTTCAAATAAAAAACATAGACCAATCGGTATTGGCGTGCAGGGTTTGGCTGACACTTTTGCAATGATGAATTTACCATTTTCATGCGAAAAATCTAAACTATTAAATAAAGAAATATTTGAAACCATTTATCATGCTGCATTGGAATCTAGTGTTGATATTGCTATTGAAGATAATCCATATTCATCGTTTGAAGACTCACCCGCATCAAAGGGTATTCTACAATTTGATATGTGGGGTGTAAAACCAACCGATAGGTATAATTGGACTAAATTAAAAAGCAATATTAAGAAATATGGTTTGAGAAATTCATTATTGGTAGCACCGATGCCCACTGCGTCTACCTCGCAAATTCTAGGAAACAATGAATGCTTCGAACCTTTTACAAGTAATATATATGTAAGAAGAACATTGGCTGGAGAATTTATTGTTGTAAATAAACATTTGATTCGCGAATTGATAGAAAACTATAAATGGGATGAAGATGTTAAAAATAGTATAATTAAAAATGGTGGTTCAATACAACATTTAAAATTACCAAAATACATTTTAGAAAAATATAAAACTGTTTGGGAAATTTCAATGAAAGACATAATTGATATGTCTTCGGATAGAGGTGCATATATTTGCCAAAGTCAAAGTTTAAATTTATGGATGAAAGAACCATCATACGATAAACTTACATCAATGCATGTTTATGCTTGGAAAAAAGGATTAAAAACGGGATTGTATTATTTGAGAACAGAGGCTAAAGCAGCTCCACAGCAATTTACAATAGAACCAGAAAATATGAATAGTAAAGATTTAGAAGATGATGGTATTTGTGATATGTGTTCAGGATGATACCAAACATGATAATACATCCATTTTCGATTTTTCAACATCATTGAAATCATTATCTTCTAATTTAAATATATCTTTTATCTCTGTTACTGTATTATTTTTTAAAATTGTACTTATTTTCTTTTTTATTAATTTTAGAATAATCTCATTTTCTAAAAAATTAACACAATCCAACAGTTTGAAAAGATTTTTAATAGTAAAATCTTCTGTTAATTTTAAATAACCTGTTATAGAATTATCAATGTCTTCAAAATCTTCTGCCTCGTTTATTTTATCTTCCGTTATATTATTTTCAATTATTGCTATTGATAATCTTTTAATATAAAATAAATTATCAATGTCAACTTTTGGTAATTGGATGTTTTTTTTTTTTTCAAAATCATCATCGAAACACAATGTTTTTAATAATACCGAAAGTTTTATTTCATCTTCTGTAAAATCTATTGATTTATTATCTACTGATATTACCTTTATCATATAAAAAAATATATTAAACCATATTTAATATATTTTTTTTATATTCATGTTTTATTATTTTTTATAAAAAAATAATAAAACATATCAATAGCCTCTAAAACAACGATGGCAACAATTACAACAACATGATAAAGATGAAAAAAAAAATTGAAAACAAAAAAACTCTATTTCATTCATTATATTTTAATTACATAAGATATCATTATATATATTTTCAAAATCTTTATTTTTTTCCCAACTCTTATTTATAAATTTATCATTCAAAATAGGGTCATTATTATAGTATAATTTACAAAAACATCGAAAACAAACAAATACATCAATCAATGAATTATGTAAATTTTGCGGAACTGAATTAAATAAATACTCATGTAGGTCAACCAATTTCATCCATTTTCTTTTTATTTTTCTAGTCCTCTTCATTGTGCAATATCTCATATTATTATAATTATCAAATATATTATAGTCTAACCAACGCAAAGATTCCACACCAATGATATTTTCATCAAATTCCATATTATGGGCAACTATTACTTGCGATTCCAATAAGTCATTATTAAATTTTTTCAATACATTTATAATATTTTCACCTTTTTTCCTCATAATATCATTTGTTATACCATGTATCTTTGTTGATTCTTTCGGAATTGTTTTTCCTTCTTGTAATCTTATAATATGGTCATTTATTGAAATAATTTTTCCGTTTGTAACATTAAATATTAGCCAGCTTATTTGGACAATATTTGGCCAGTTATCAAAATCACACATTTTACCTTTGCGCTTTTTTGGTAAGCCTGTTGTTTCTACGTCAAAAATAAGAGCTAACATTTTTTTATAATTATAAAAAAATTATTAATTAATTTCAATTTAATATTTAAATATGTTTATCATAATTGTTTCCATATATTAAAATTTGGCAATGTCAAATAATATTTTTCTTTACATAAAATTATTTCCATGGAAAGCATATTATTACTCAAATCATATAAATTAATATATTCCTTATCACCATGTTTTTTTAATAATGTTGATGTTTTTTCTATTAAATCATGTTTTAAAACAAAATTTTTACATAATTTGCATGTATTTGTAGGGTTGTCATCTACACTTGGAAAATCATTACCCATCCTATTTATATCATCAGATATTGCACTTCGCTTTTCTTTGGAAAATAATAACATAAAATGTATATCGCCCATATCTTTTACTTGATAATTAAACCATAAATCTTTCAAAAACATACCATTAATATCAATGTCTGTATTTTTATTAATTACAAATGAATTATATAAAAGTGTCCAGGATTTATCTTTCTTTGTATCAAACATTGCCAAATAACTTCTCATTTTTGTATGATTCATATATGTTTTTTATATGTTTCATATGAAAATATGAAATCAATTTAATTATTCTTTGTTTTTAATTTTTTTTAATTTTTTTAATTTTTTTAATTTTTTAATTTTTTTAAATATTTTATTTATTTTTATGTTTTTACAGGGTCCAAAAGATTTTCGATGCCATGGTGAAATACCGTATTGTTTAATACCATCCATGTGTATCTTTGTTCCATATCCCATATTACTACTTAAACCATAAAATTCATCCAATGAACTATGTTTTTTACACATTTCTTCAATATATTTATCATGAGATACCTTTGCCAATATTGAGGCTGCAGCTATAGACGCATATAAACCATCACCTTTTACAAAACATCTATGTGGGACAATATCATCATTATTTGTATATAATTGAAATTCCGAACCATCCACCAATAAAAAATCTGGTTTAACAATTAGTTTGTCGAGAGAATTATGCATACAATCAAATGTTGCATTATAAATATTATTGTAATCTATTTCACTAGCTTCTTTGTAACTTACAGAATAATCAATTGCATTATTTACAATAAAGTCATAAGCCATATCTCTCTTCTTTTTGCTTAATTTTTTACTGTCTTTAATGAAAGGTTGTTTAAATGTTTCATCGTTTGGTATAATTACGGCTGCTGTATAAACTCTACCAAATAAAGGACCTCTACCTGCTTCGTCTATACCGGCTTCTAATAAATTTTTATTATAGAATGTTTTTAACATATATAATAAATTAGTAAGTAAATTTTAAATATTTTTTTAAATAATTTTTTAAATGATTTTAACTGGTATTCCCGGCGAATTATAGTTACTTCCCATACTACTACCATGAACACTGCATTTTATAAATACAGTTCCTGTTGTTTGTGGTGTAAAGATAACTTTTGCCCCAGCTGTTCCCACTGTCCCAACAGTTGATTGATTTTGGTATAATGTTGAACCATTCAGGGTGGTTACAAGTTGAAGAGGGTGACCACCATTGCTGGCATCTGATAAATCAAACGTATATATTGTATCTACTTCAAAATTTAATGATAAACTGGCATTTCCATTAATAATATACTTATTATTACCACCACTATTTACAACAGTAACCGTGTAATTAACACGTTTTACCTGATTTTTACATTTACAAATAGCCCTGTTTTTAATGGCTCTACGAACAGCTATACTCTTACCACCAATCCCACCAATTAGAGCCTTTTTCCTTGTTGCGTCTGCTTTAGTTGCACCAGACACCCGTGCATTTTTAACACCCATTCTAGCATTGTTTTTTCTAATACCACCATTAAAACCATTTTTTACACGATTATGAGTAAGTGCAGGCATTTTATAATATATAAAAATATTATTTTAAATATTTCTTTTAAAGAAATATTTAAAATAATATTTTTATAAATTTATTTTTATAAATTTATTTTTATAAATTTATTTTTATAAATTTATTTTTATAAATTTATTTTTTTCATTATATAATTTATATAATGAAACTTACAAAACTACATTTATTTCTTATTTTATTATTAGTATTATTATTTAGTTCTTTAGGTATTGGTATTTTAGAAGGATATGGTGTTATTGAAGGTAATCAAAATATAGACGATAGTAAATTTTCATTAAATACTAAAGATGCGAAAACGTCTAAAAAAACAACACATACACCAGATGTCAGGGTTGAATTTAAAAAATTAGGACATGAAAAAAAACCAATGGGTTATGGTTCTACTTCAGGTGTGACTAAAGATGCTATCCCCCCTGGTGATGAACATTTGTATGTTCTTAAGTCTGAAATGGTCCCACCAATCTGTCCAAAATGTCCAGAAATATCGGGTGGCAAAGGTGGCGGTGATTGTTGTAAAAAAACCAAATGCCCACCATGCCCACCACCTGAAAGATGTCCTGAACCAGCATTTACTTGTAAAAAAGTTCCTAATTATAGTGCTTCTTCGGTAGATAATGTATTACCCAGTCCAATGTTTCAATCTGGCGGCGGTTCTAGTGGCAGTGGCGCAGGCGGTTCTAATGGCAGTGGCGCAGGCGGTTCCGGTGGCGTGCAACCAATTTTAACATCGTTTGCTAAATTTAATTAAAAATATTATATTTTTTAAAATATTATATTTTTTTTTTTATACATTTTTTGTCTATTTTAAGTGTAACTTCTCGGTTTTCTTTAGGAACTATTCTGATTAAACATTTGGATTTTTTACCATATAAAGATTCAGTGCATCCTTTTTCTTTCTTATTTTTCTTTGTTTTATTATTTTTTTTATTTTTTTTTATTTCAATCTTCAAATCTTTTAAATCTAAAGTGCATCTAGACCTAAAATGTTCATATCTTTCCCTAATTTGACAATATTTTAATCCAGATTTCTTTTTCAACATTTTATTAATGTGTTCATGCAAACAAAACATCCACTTTGAAAAATTTGTTCTATTTTTTAAAGCCTTGCTATTAAGAGGAACTGTTTTTAAATTTTTCTTCATATTAATTCTACAATATTTACATGGTAAAACATGTCTCAAAGACATAATAAAATTCTTATAACACTTTTTTTCTTCATTACTAGGAGATATAGGATAATTAAAAGACATTGTGTGTAAATAATGCCATAGACTTGGCCCCCATACACTAGTTAACATTCCATCGCCACTTTTATAATCATTTTTATTATAAACGCGCTGCATTGTCTTTTTTCTTGAAATCTTTCTTTTTCTTGAAATCTTTCTTTTTCTTGAAATCTTTCTTTTTCTTGTTTGACCTTTCTTAATAACTTTTATACGTTTTGTTTTCATATAAATTATTTATATTTTTTTTTTCCAAAATTATTTAATGAATGTTTAATTGTTTCTTTTAACCTATTCTTATTTACTGAAATATTATATTTTTTTTTCCATAATTTAACATAAAATTCTTTATCAGTAGATAATAATTTTCTATCTAATTTTATTAACTCACCAGCTTTATTTCTTATCATTATTAATCATATATAAAAATATATTTTTATATTCGTTAAAAAAAATATCTTTCTTATATTTAGTTAATTTATATGGAAGCTATAAAATATAAATTTTCTTCAAAAAAATTTTTAATTATTATCATACTAATTTCATTATTTTTAGGAGCCGCCTTTTATGTTTATAATAATTATATCGCACCTAGATTAAACCCAACATTTGTTTCAAATAGAGAATTTACAAAACAAGAAGCTGTAAACAACACAGAACTTTATTTTATATTTGCAGAATGGTGTCCTTATTCAAAAAAAGTTATGCCTATATGGGATAGTTTAAAAGAAAAGTATAATAGAAAAAAAGTAAATAATTATGCTGTTATTTTTAAAGAGTTAGATGGGGATAAAAATGAAAAAGAAATCGATGATTTTTCAAAGAGATTTAACAAAAAAATTGACGGTTACCCAACAATAATTTTAATAAAGCAAAACGAAGTAATTGAATTTGACGCTGACCCAACTAAAGATAATTTAATCGCTTTTATTGAAAAAACATTATAAATTATAATATTTAATAAAATTTATAATTTATTCAAAATATTTCATAAATATTTCTGCATCTTTTTTCCCAGATTCTAAATATTCAATTCTTTTTTGTTTTATTCTTAAAACTTTATAAAAATCAATATATGACCCATCTCTAACTTGCAATATATATTTAATTTTTTTTTTATATCTTTTTTTTCTTATTTTTTTTACAAAATTATTTAATAATCCGATATTAAAAGTCATCATATTTTCATTGTTTATTTCATTTGATTTTTTACTATATAAATCAATTCCCAATATATCATCCAAATTACATCCAGAATTATCTTTTAAAAATTCATGCATTGGGAATCTACAAGAAAAAAAACCATCAATATAAAATATATTTTCATGCTTAATAGGAATAAATAATATAGGTATACTTGAAGACATATAGCAAGCTTTTAATACACACATATTTGGTGTTTTATCAAAAGAAAATTCTTTAGTTTCAAATGAATTACAACTAGTAGAGAAAAAAAAATGTTTTTTACCAGTATAGTCATACAAATCTTTAAATGTAAAATTATCCTTTAATTCTGTTAATTTTATTAAAGGTTTAAAACATTCTTTAAATAAATCATAATTAAAAATTCCGTTATTTGTATAAGACAAAAATAATTTTTCAGTATCTATATTGAATAATTTTTCCCATGGTCTTTCAATTATATAATTATAAACAATGTCAATATCTAGTTTTAATGATAATAACATTGATACTATCGAGCCTGCGGATGTCCCATACATTTTTTCAATATTTTCAACTTTAAAAAACCCATTTTTTATTAATGTATATAATGCCGCAAACTGTTTTAAAAAATCTTGCCCTCCTGAAGAAATTATTAAATATTTTATCATTGTATATATTTAATAATTAATTTTAATATTATATTTTTTTTTCTTCATTCTAATTAACTATGAATGAAAAAGTAAATTTAGATGACCTCTATAAAACAAAAAAATATACTTATGACCATAAAATTAAAATATATGATAAAATATTGGAAAGAATACATAAAAAAATTAAAACAACCGCTAGAAATAGAAATAGTGAATGTTTTTGTATGTATGTTATTCCGGAATTTATTTTGGGTTTGCCTAGATATAACATAAGTCTTTGCACATCACATATAATTGATAAATTAGAAATAAATGGGTTTCAAATTAAATATACACATCCAAATTTATTATTTATATCTTGGCAACATTATATTCCATTATATGAAAGACAAGCATATAAGAAAAAAACAGGTATAAATATTGATGGATTTGGAAATGTAATTACCAAAAAAAAATCCAAAAAAAATGATGCACCAGAAAATATAAACGAACTATTATTAAAAAACGGCGATAAATCAAAAGTAAAAAAAAATAAAACTAATTTCAAAGATATTTCATCATATAAACCTACCGGTAAATTTATTTATGATAAAGAGACCATAAAAACCATTCAAACTATTAACTTATAATATTTTTAGTATATAAATCATTTTTTAATATACTAAAAAAAAGGAACTTTTTGAAAAAAAAAATCGACTAATTTTCGAGAGCATTTATTTTTTTCTTCACAATATCCACAACTTAAATTTAGTATAATAAATATAATTATATTATTTTTTTTGCAATTTTAAAAATACCGTTTTTTTCATTTTTTTTGAAAAAAAGTTTGAAAAAAAAAAACTGACCAAACTTATTTTGACGATTTTAAACCATAAGCAATCTAATTGCAAAAATAATAATTTTATCATTGTTACCAACGAAAAAGTTTGATCGATTTTTTTTCAAATTGATAATCCGAAAACGCATTTTGGACATTTTTAAAATGTCCAAAATGCGTTTTTGGGAAAAAGAATTTTCTAAAAATCGATCAAACTTTCTGAATACCTAGGTATATCGAATGACCAAAAAAAATTTGATTATGAAATGAGAGCATCCTTATGGTAAGGAAGATTTTTTTTGGGAAAGTTTGAAAAAAAAATTTTTGAAAAAATGAAAAAACGCAAAAAAAGACAAAAAAAACGCTACTTTCGCGAGTAAAGTGAGTAATTCAAATTTTACCAAACCTTTATGATTTTAAAGAAAATAAATACACACTGTTGAAATAAAGCATTATGGTAATAAAACTGATTGTTACCATAGCCTTACTGAACAACGAATATTGCAAAATACCACGAATACATAAATGCTTTCAAAAAAAGTGCTCGTTTTTGCTTTATTGCATAATTGAAATATTTTATTTTGGAAAAACATATTTGTATGAAATTTTATTTAAAAATGCGAATTATTATTTTTGCAACCTTACCATGTTTTTTTCAAAAAAAAAACGAGTCGAATTGCGAGTTTTTCGAGCTTTTTTCATTGGTAATTTTTGCCTTACTGGGCTGTTTTTTCAAAAATTTTCAAACTTTTTTTTATTAAATTTAAACTCATTTATTTAATTTAAAAAAAAATAAATTTTTCTATGGTAACAAAAAAAGACAAAAAAATTTGCAAAAAAAAAAGAATTTAAAGAAAAAAAAAAAA